GGTTCCGAGTGCGACTTTTTTGTGAGAGTTGACCGAAGAATCTTTATGTCAAACACTTACACCATAAATCTTGCGTAACTTTTTTAACAACTATGAAATACCCCTGCTTGCTTACCAAAAAAATCAACGAAATTTCTTCGGCAAAATATAACCCAAGAAAAATTACAGACGAGGCGATGGGTCGATTGACCAAGAGCCTAGCGGAGTTTGGAAACATCCAGCCGATCACTTGGAATGTGCGAACTGGGAATGTTGTCGGAGGCCACCAAAGGCTCAAGGTCTATAAGGCGATGGGCAAAACCGAGGTGGATGTGTGGGCGGTCGATCTGGATGAGCAGAAGGAGAAGGCGGCCAACATAGCCCTCAACAAGTTGAGTGGAGAGTTCGATATGCCGATGCTCAAAGATATCCTAGAGGAAATCGATACTGGCGATCTGGATATGGAAATTACCGGGTTCGGGATGGATGAGATTGCGTTGATGATGGAGGACGCACACCCAGAAGTAACCGAGGACGAAGTGCCAGAAGTTCCAGTCGATGCTATCACGAAGCCGGGTGACTTGTGGCTACTTGGTGAACACCGAGTTCTTTGTGGGGACTCAACAAGCGAGGCAGATGTATCTAGGCTTATGAATGGCGAGAAAGCGGATATGGTTTTCACCGATCCTCCTTATGGCGTTAATTATGATGGAGGACACGCAACAGATAAGCGTAGGGAAAAACTTAAAAACGATAACTCTACGCTAATCTATGATGACTCTGTTCCAAATATGTTTAGGCATTCGAAAGATGAGGCCGCACTATACTTATGGTTTGCCGCAACCAAGTCGCTCCAAGTCCTCCAAGTCCTCCAAGTCCTCCAAGTCCTCCAATCAAATAATTATGTGATTCGCAGTTGGCTCATCTGGAATAAAAATCAAGCTCAATTCGGAGCTATTGGGGCACAATATAAACAGAAGCACGAACCCTGCTTATATTGTTTCAAAAAAGGACAAAGCCCATATTGGAACGGCCCGAACAATGAGGTTTCTGTTTGGGACGAAAAGCGTTCAAGAATAAACGAGTTTCACCCGACACAAAAGCCAGTAGAGCTATCTGCAAGGGCATTAACAAATTCTTGCCCAGCAAGCGGGCTAGTTCTCGATCTATTTTTGGGTTCTGGTGCAACTCTTATTGGTGCAGAACAAACCAAACGCAAATGTTATGGAATGGAAATCAGCCCCAACTACTGCGATGTGATTGTGAAGCGATGGGAAAACCTTACTGGCAAAAAAGCCACGCTTGCCAAATGAATGAGGACTATCCCTCCGCAGTTACCCTAGCCAATGATTACACAAAAAGAACTTCGAGAAAAGTGGGGCATCGATGCGGGGCAGTTGTCTCGAATGGTAAAGCGGGGTATGCCCCTCACCTCCGAGTCAGACGCTCAAAGATGGAGGCTCGCCAACCAGAAGCGGGTGAGCAAATCACAGATAGCCCGAACACCATCCCCGACCTCATCAGAGCCATTAAAAGACTCGGATGCCGAGTCATACAAATCGAAAACCTCGCTTGGCAGATTGAATCGAGCGAAGCAAGCCGAGGTAGTTGCTTACTCATTGGTAGCTACGGCGGCAAACAATCAAAACCCAGTCGCTATGCGAGCCGCAGTTCAAGGATGGGGCGAAGCAAAAAAGCGAGTGGCAGAAGCCGAAATGGAACACGCTCGATTCGAGGAAGTAACCAGAGTGCTAGTCAGAATGGACGAGGTGCGAGAAGTATTCGGCAAATGGTTGGGGGCAATTAGAAACCTAATGGATGCTATGCCTTCGAGCTTGGCGGCCAGAGCAAATCCTAGCGACCCAGAATGTGCGAAGAGGGCTATTCAAGAGGGCATCGATCAAATCTTTGTTACGATTCAGAAAGCAGAAGGAGCATTCAAATGAATGAGTGTTTTTTAATTATTATAGTGGGCATTGGAATTGTTGGAATTATACTCCCTTACTTTGATGACCGATGAAACGCACACCCCTTAAACGCAAAACCCCACTCAAACGAGGTGGGAAATTACGCCGAGTATCTGCAAAGAGAAAAGGCCAGAATGAAGTGTATAAAGATGTGCGAGAGAAGTTTCTAACAAACAATCCAGTCTGCCAAGTCTGCAAGTGCAAGATGGCGAGCCAAGTTCACCATAGGCGAGGAAGGTTCGGGGATAGGCTAAACGAGGTAGAGTTTTTCTTGGCGGTGTGTTTCGAGTGCCATCATCAAATCCATATGAACCCCGCTTGGGCGTATGCGAAAGATTATTTGGTTAAGAGATGAACCAGATTGATGAGGCCAAGAACTTCGCTCGTCTTTTGTTTGAGCCAAGGGAACAACTCTCAATCCCAGAATGGGCAGAGAAAAATCTAACCCTTTCAGCTAGGGTAACGAACATACCCGGAGCGTACTCGACAACGCTCACGCCCTATGTCCGTGAACCGCTAGAGGCTTTTGGCGATGACTCGATTCGTAGGGTGGTGTTGGTATGGGGGGCACAAACAAGCAAAACCACAACGATTCTAGCTGGCCTAGCGTATCGAATCGCAGAGCGACCTTGCCCTGCCTTGTGGGTTATGCCCAGCGAGCATTTGGCTAGATCATTCACAGAAACTAGATGGTTGCCGATGATTGACGATTGCCCAGCCCTAGCCAAAGAGAAGCCAGACAACACCGACAAAATCAAAATCCTAGAGCAACACTTCAAGCGATGCTCGGTATGGTGGGCTGGCACTAGCCCCTCGGCTCTTTCTAGTCGCTCGATTGCCTTGTTGTGTATGGATGAGGTGGACAAGTTTCCAGAGCAAGCGGGGTCGGGGCGAGAGGCGAACCCAGTTCAACTTGCGGAGGCACGAGTCAGCACCTACCCAAACCATCTCATCATAGCAACCAGCACCCCCACAACTGCTGACTCAATCATTTGGAGTGAATGGCAGAAGGGCGATATGCGTTTCTACTTTGTGCCTTGTCCTCATTGTGGGCACAAGCAGAAGCTGGTTTGGGGGCAAGTAAAGTGGGACGAGTCGGCAAAGATTGAAGATGGGGTTTATGATTTTAAGCTGGTAAAATCCTCGACCTACTACGAGTGCGAGGGGTGCAAAGAAAAGATTACAGACGGACAGAAAACCAAGATGCTTCGAGAGGGCGAGTGGAGGGCAACCAACCTAAAGGGCGAACCAGCCAGACGCTCCTATCATCTTAATGGCCTATATGCCCCTTGGGTTAGCTTTGGAAGTCTGGCGGTGAAGTTCCTACAAGATAAGCACAATGGAATCATCGGCCTACAAGACTTCGTGAACCGAGTTCTAGCCGAGCCTTGGATGGAACACGAATCAGAGAAGATGGAGATAGTGGCGGGTGATTACAAGATGGGCGAGGTCAGAGTGAATGAGAAACTGATTATGGCTTGCGATATTCAAGAGGCGGGCGGTTTCCACGCTTGGTGCGTTGTTAGGGCTTGGGATATTGAGGGCAGATCGAGGCTTGTGTGGGCTGGTAGGCTAGAGACTTGGGGAGACATCCAAGCCAAGGCAGAGGAGTTTGGGGTGGAATCGAAATGCGTTTTCTGCGATTCGGGCGATCAAACCAGAGATGTTTATTATAATTGTTGTAAGAATGGATGGATGGCGTTGGTCGGTTCAGACCGCACTAGCTTCTCTGAAATTGTAGGGGAGCAAAAACTACAACGCCCATACGCTCGAATTGCCAATGGCGACCCTTTCAGCGGTAAGGCAGTTCAATCGAAGGCAGGGTGGAAGTGGAAGTTCTGCCCAGTCTGGCGTTGGTCAAACCCATCCATCAAAGACATCCTCTCCAATCTAATTAAAGAACCCGGCTACATCGCACTAGATACCCCCGATGTTTGGCGAGTGCATATCGAGGCAGAGGTGAAGGTGAGAGTGAAGAATCCTATGACTGGAAGGGAAAGGCTTGTGTGGAAGCAAGTCGGAAAGCATAATCACTTAATGGATTGCGAGTGTATGAACATCGTTGGTGCGGCCTTGTATGGACGCTTGAAAGTCTCTCCCGCAAGTTTGACAGAAAGTGAGTTTGATAATGGCGAAGGGTGATTTCATTGGCCTACCCCTTGCCACCCTAACTTCTCTTCGTGATAAGTATGTTACTTGTCTTGAGGCGATAGCGGTGGCGGGTTCAAGCTATTCGATAGCTGGTCGTTCGTTCTCAAGGGCGAATCTCGGTGAGGTAAGAGATACGATTGCGGAATTGACCCTAGCCATTCAGTCTGTTAATGGTACTCGTATCCGCACAACTTACACAAAGTTCTCGTGAAAAAAGCCCAACTCAATTTAATAGATAAAGCCGTTGCTTTTCTGAACCCGCAAGGGGCAGTTAATCGGATGATTGCACGGCAGAAGCTCGTCAACTTCTCCTACGATGCCGTCAAATATACAAGGGAACGAAAGGGGCCGAGTTCGCTTTCTGGTGCGGAAGATTACCGAAGCAACTATGACCGAGTAGAGTTGATGAAAAGGGCGAGGGACTTGGCAGAGAATGTTGGCCTTGTTCGCTCCATCCTAATGAAGTTCGCCAGCCATACCGCCGCCAACATTTCCTACCAAGCCCGAACCGAGAACCCCGAAGTCAATACAGAGGTCGAGGCGTATTGGGCAGAGTGGTGGGACAAGTGCGATCTAACCACAAGGCATACTGGTTCAACACTTATGCAAGTGGCGATGATGAGTATGTTGCGGGATGGTGACTTCCTTTTCGTTTTGGTTCGAGATAAGGACGGAAATCTAAAGATTCAAGGCATTGAGGCAGATAGATTGGGAGACCCATTCAAGGTTTATACAAGCCTAGATTTGATCGGTGGAATCCATATTGATCGGGATACTGGTGCCCCAAGTGCCTACGATATTTATAATCGAAGCATCGGGGATTTCTACACCTACCAGACAACTATCCCCTCAAGCCAAGCGTTCCACTTGTTCGACCCGCTCCGCATCGACCAGTACCGAGGAATCTCTGCTTTCCATACAGCCATCAATGATTGCACAGACATCTACGACATTATCAACTTTGAGAAGATGGCCGCAAAGAACGCAAGCTCACAGGCTGGCATCGTGAAGAGGAATAACAACAATGCCTCAGATCTCTCCTCGCTGACAAACGATGAAGATCTCAATGGCAACACGATTAAGCTAGAGGCGATTGAGTCTGGCAAAATCTCCTACCTAGAACCCGGTGAGGACATCGTGTTTCCAGATGGGCCGAGCCGACCAAGCGGAGCATTTGCAGAGTTCCACAAGATTCTATTGAGGAACATTTGCCTTGGCCTTGGCATCCCTTACTCCTTCGCCGTTGACCCTTCCGCTATGTCTGGCCCGACTGCTCGCCTTGAAATGCAACAAGCAGGGCGAACCTTCCGCAGATACCAGAAGCTCCTAGATGATAAAGTGCTTCGACCGATTAAGAACATCGTTATTGCTGACGGAGTAGCTAGGGGATTGATCGAGGACAATGTTGGGAGCAGAACGACTAGGGGTATTTTCAATTTTGGGGCGAATGTCTCCATAGATTTGGGCAGAGAATCCGCTTCCGCAATCTCCGAGTTCAAGACTGGCCTCCGCACCGCCGCCGACATCTACGCAGAGCGAGGCCAAGATTTTGAAAGTGCTATGCGACAAAGGGCTATTGAGGCCAAGCTAGTTAAGGATTTAGCTGGGGAATACGAAGTATCAGCCGACACAATTTCCGATATTGCTATGCAGGGCTTACAGCGAGAAACCCAAGTTCAGACAGCACAAAAGCCAGCCGACCAGCCCCAAGGACAAGAGGGCGATGTGGATATGCTCGGTACGGCTTCACTCAATGGGGCACAAGTCGCATCCCTTATCAATGTTATCAATGCCGTGGCTATGGGTGCAGTTTCCAAGGAGGGTGCAGTATCTATTATCACCGCCGCCTTCCCGACCATCAGCCCAGACCAAGCGAGGGCAATCATCGCTGGGGTCAATGTTGGAACAACCATCCCGACCACCAAAGAAGAGAAACAGCAGATTGGGAAAGACCAAGGCGGGGATGCTTCTGGAGGATCGACACCCCCAGCCCCAGAACCTACTACGCCCCCGACCGCCCCCGCTGGCACTTCTCAAAAAAAAAGTAGTTTAGAGATTCTGGAAAGCCTAGACCCCGCATCTATCAAGATGCTGATTGAGGGGATGATGGGCGGGATTGAGTTGGCAAAATACGATGGGATTGATTTTACCCCACCACAAGGGGCTAGGGATGCCGCTAAAAGAGCCTTGGATGTGCGGGAGACAAAACCACCCAGCCAAAGAGGAATGACCCCAGTAGGCATCGCCAGAGCTAGGGATTTGATGAATGGGGTAAAACTGTCTCCTGACACATTAAGGCGAATGTTGAGCTTCCTGACTCGCCACGAGGTCGATAAGAAGGGCACAAGCTGGGATGAGCAGGGCAAGGGCTGGCAAGCGTGGAATGGATGGGGAGGCGATGCTGGTTACGCTTGGGCAAGGAAAGTGGTTGGGCAGATGGAGGCTAGGGACAAGAAAACCGAGTTCGTTGCTGGCAGGGATTGTGGGCAAGATGAGGGTGGAACTTTCGGGCCAGACAACAAGTGTGCCGTAGGATATGGCAGACCCCCACTCAAGGGGGGATACACCCCAACCCGACCCGGTGGGAAATTCCCCAAGGATTACAAAAGGCCAACGGAACAAGGCAAAAGGGAAAAGCAAAAAAAACAGA